GAATGTCTCGTAGCTGGGTAGTCCATCTACCTGAACAAGGTCAGCAGATGCTTCTACGGATGCGTAGTACATGTGGGCGAATATCTTGCGGTTGAGTGTTCTTGCATCCTGGCTTTCGTATGTATAACCCAGTCTCGCAAACACATCCGCGAGACCCTGTACGCCAATACCAACTGGACGGTGCCTCATGTTTGAACGACGTGCCGCGTCTGTCGGGTAGAAGTTCCTATCAATCACCCTATCCAGGTTTCGCACCAGCCGCCGCGTTGTATCGCGGAAATTCTTGAAATCAAACGCCTCGTTTCCATCTGCGTCGGTATACACAAATGCCTGGAGGTTCAGTGATGCGAGATTACACACCGCGGTTTCATCGGGCGATGAGTATTCCATAATCTCGGTGCACAGGTTTGATGATTTGATCGTTCCGACATTCTTCTGGTTGCTCTTTTTGTTAGCAGCGTCTTTGTACAACAGGTATGGTGTTCCCGTCTCGACCTGTGACTGTAGAATCTGGAACCATAGTTTTTGTGCCGAGATAGTCCTCCCCCCGTACGTCTCTGGGTCGTCTTCGTACATCGTGTATAGTGTGTCAAACTCTTCACCATATACCTCGGCCAGGTTCTTTGCCCTGTCTGGACAAAACAGGGTCCACGTACCATTTGCTTGGACCCTACGCATAAACAAATCAGGTATCCACATTGCATAAAACAGGTCTCGTGCTCTTTCTTCCTCGTTGCCGTGGTTAATCTTAAGACGCAGGAAGTCCTCGACATCCATATGCCAGGGTTCCAAGTACATAGCAAACGAACCCTTGCGGCGGCCACCGCCCTGATCACAATATCTCGCAGTCGCGTTGAATACCCTCAGCATTGGTACAATCCCGTTGCTCGTCCCAGATGTTCCCCGGATATACGAGCCCTTTGCTCGGATGTTATGGATGTGGATACCAATACCACCGCCCCATTTAGAAATGAGAGCACACTCGTGCGCCGTTTTGTAGATCCCGTCAATGCTGTCATCCTTCATTGACACAAGGAAGCACGACGACATCTGCGGATGAACCGTGCCAGCGTTAAATAGCGTGGGTGTTGCGTGTGTGTACTTTTTAGTAGACAGGTCGTGGTATGTCTCGATCACCCTGTCAATATCCCACCCGTGAACACCAATCGCGACTCGCATCCACATATACTGGGGCCTTTCAAGGATACGACCCTTGTTACGAAGAAGGTATGTACGTTCCAGAGTCTTGAATCCGAAATAATCAATAAGATAATCCCTATCATCCTGAATCGCATCGCGGATTCTCTCCGAATATTCCTCTGCGATTGCAAGGGTTTCTTCTGACAGGATCGGGGCTGGCTTGTCGTTGTCGTCATACATCTCACGAAGCTCACGAAATACAGACATAACGTCCGGGTACGTCTGCTTGTGGTGATTGCTTATCATAATCCTCCCAGCCAGTTCTCCGTACTCCGGGTGTGTGGTAACCATCTCTATCGCAACAAGCGATGCCTGTTCATCCAGCTTGTACGTGTCGATCCCGTCAAAAATCTGTGAGATTACCTTCTGTGCAACCATAATGGGATTCACGTGTGTTAGCGCACACTTTCCACACGGCGTCTCCGACGCAAGGGTTGCGATCCGGTTTACGATCTTATCGTATGATACGTCCTGTACCGACCCATCTCGTTTCGTAACCCGAAGCGTGTTTGTTTGGTCCATCCTTGCTATGTATTGTACCATACTATGTGCGTGGATTAGACCCACACCTCGTCACGCCATTTAGAATTTACCGCGTATCATAGAAATGGATATACTCGCTGGTTCGGTGGTTTCGTCGATTGAATCTGCTGCGATATCAATCTATCATTCCACGCTCATGTATCTGAATATGGGTCCGTACTCCAGACACGAAGGATTTGCTGGTTATCCCGTTGATAAACAGTCGCGCGGTTCCAAGAGTGGTCAGGGGGGCGACGATGCGTACCACGTGTACCAACCATACCTTCTTAAGACAGAGGCCTCTTCCAGAAATCAACATGACAATCACAGATGGCCAACCTCTAGAGAAATGACCGGACCTCACGAACAGACTCTCCGAAAAGAAATCGTTCTCCCGTGTAACTATCCAAATCCCGCCTTGTTAAAGGGCAGGATGTATTCTTCTATTTAGACTTGTAATCACCAACAACCATGTCGGTATTTACAAGCAAGTGATGGATTCGAACGCATCAACCTCCAGGTTATGAGCCTGGCGCGCTACCAATTGCGCCAACTTGCTACACGAGCAGAGTGGGAATCTCCAATCTCATACTGATAGTATGTGTTTTATGTGTTTAAACTACACTGCCCCCCATCATATACTGGATATTATTCCTTAGGTGCTTTCAACAAGGTATATTCAGTCCGAATCATCTGCCATCAAGCAAACCGACGGGTCCTTGATTACCTGGAGCATCACGGATTCTTTGGGCGCTCTTTTTTTAACCGGATGCGTCCTGGCCCATTCCTCTGGATCATCAAGGCCCCTCTGGATTTCTTCCCATGCCAGTTTTGCTTTCGGAAGGAATGCACTTGTAAACCAGTCGCGATTACGACCGACGGTTACGGTAAACCAGTCCTTCGCGAAGATTACAAAATGACGCACAAACAGTACCTCACCCTTGTGGTTCTGTATCACGGAATCTTCGTGCCGAAACTTTCTCTCGATTGGATTTGAGCAATGGTACTCCCCATTCTGGTCCATCCAAACCGTACCAGCGGCTATCACTGCGGAATCCTTCTTACCCATCTCTGGATACAGTGCCATGCTTGTGTATTCTTTCTTAGTGGTGCGTATTAGTTGTTGTATTTCGCGTATCGTGGGTGCTTCACGGACGACTACGCGTACGTAATCGCATTCTACAAGATTGCATACCTCCATCTGTAGCTGCATCTGGCTCCAATACTCTGGTCGGACTCGGTTACCATCTTTATGGATGCTTGCCGGTTGTGGGCATTTGATTTCAACCATCCGGCCACGAGTGCTGCCCTTTGTAACAATCCCATCTGGACTGGCCCCTATGAACGGATATTGAGCGTGTGGTACACAGTCGTATTCTTCTACCGTCACATTATGGATATGCTCGTATACCTGTCGTATGACTGGTTCGTACCGGATACCCCTTACGGTAGGAGCATCTGGGTTTGAGGGAGGGACAAAACTCCTCTCAGCCCTATCGGATTCGTCTGGACGAGATGCTTGGATGATTTTTTCACGAAGAACCCCGATTCCCTTTCCGGTGGAATAATCAATGTTCATAACTGCCTTTGCGATTGAGGCAGTAATCATTCCCCTTCGCCTAGCATACCATTCATCCGTGCGCTGTTGGTCACCCCCTCGGTATGATTCAATCTTTGCAAGTGCTTCCGATACGGGATGTGTCTCGTCTGGTTCGCGACAGTGAACACCCGACAGAGTTTCGTGGAGCATTGTTTTACAGTCTTCAACGATGGATTCAATCTCTTCTTCGACAAGACCACCCATGTAATCATCATCGTATCCGACTGAATCATACAAATACTCTCGTAGCGTATCAACACACCGGTCTATCTCGTGGATATCATATCCCAGTTGTGTGTTATATTCTTCCATCACAAGCTTGTAATACGCATCCATTATACGTAAGCACGTATATTACATACGGGTGGATACACTTATGACGACGTGGTCTTTCGGCGCTTCTTTGTCTTCTTCTCCGGCCGACGGATGATAACCCGTGTACTCCCTTCTGTCACAGAATCACCCTCTACGATCATCAGCGCAGGCACACCCGTTACCTTACACGTCTCTGTGTCGTATTCAACACACGCGTTCGTCGTGATATCTTTCCTCTGGATCGCCCGAACAAGCGATGACCGGATCTCGTCTTTGAGGCTGTCTGGATACTTATCCCCATCAAGGCGATTTACCCACTCTCGTATCTTTTGTATTCTATGACCCCTGTCTAGGCGATTCCACGGCTTTGTCTCAAGCTTTCGGGATGCCGCGTCTACGGCCTCCTTATCCTGTGTCAACGACTGTTCGCGCTCATTCGTACCAATACACTGCGTCTCTTTCTCTGCTCGGAGGGTCGACCGAAACGCACCGCTGCTGCTTACTCCCTTCTTGTGTCTCTTGAGTGTCTCTTGAGAGTTCTTTGTTGGCATCTACTTCAGTACACGCACGGGTGGGTTTAGAACATTTATACCAGTCTACGTGTGCACACCAAGTCGGTATTCCCGTAGAATCATTTGTCATAACCTCCAATGATGATTCTATAAAATACGGGTTGTTCCGAATCACCTTGTAAAACGATTCTAGCGATACGATGATCCGCACGATGTCCCTTCCATTCTCTGTGAATCCCTTCATATAAAATGGATAGTCTCCGTATAGAATACTAGAGCAGATCCACTCATACCAAATCTCCCCCATTGGATTCACGATGCCTTCTATGGATACTACTTTCTGAATACTCGTATACTGTAGTACTAAATCCGGTACGCTGCCGTCGTTGTTCTCTGCTGCCACGAGTTGTATCTCGCAGTCGGGAAATGTGGGGATCATAACAGCCGCCATAGTTGTATATTTCAGTAATGCGTAGATTAGATGGTATCTCGTCACGTAATAATTCTAGCTGGTACACTGGCTTCGTATGTTCTTAGCAAGACGGTTCATGACGGAATACTGGGAGGTACAACGCTCATTATTAGCCTTCTTGTGACGCTGAGGCTGGCATTGTATACTGGGGAAAGATTGCATCCTATAAACGCGTGGATTGCCATCGTGACACTGGCTGGATACGCGGCCCTGGTTAGTATTCTACCAAGGTGTTATACAGACAGGCATCATTCCACGTTCTGCCGTGAGATGGATATGAATGGTCGTGGGTATCTCTGGCTGGCTGGTTTGCTGGTTGCGTACTTTGTGGGTGGTGTCTTGCTCAGTGAGAGGTCCAGCGTAGTCTCTTTGTCTGCTGACCCAGTTGGCTGGGTACTGGGTGGAGTTGTTGTGTGTATAATCATTGCGATTGGAGGAGTAATGTACGGTATGAGAAGCATCCCCATCACATCCAGTGAAAGCCAGAGGCTCAGCATGAGGGGGTCACTCGCGGATACAGATACCAACACGGTTCGTATCCTCCCGGACTACAACATACCACATACTACGATACCCTCTCACCCAGCACAATACGCTCTATTATCCTGACGCGTTTGGTTTGGTCTAAACGAGGTGACTGGTTTACAAGATAGGTACATAGAAGAGTATGCAGAGAAAACAAGATATGCTTCTCCACAGTCTCGTAAGATATTACAACGAACCAGAGATTCACAAGATATTTACCGAGATGATTAACGGAGACGGTCCGGTAAGTCTGCGCCTGATGGAATGGTTCGTGACAAACTATGCTAAAAAACAAAACGTGTATTATCACACGCACACAATGCGATGCTTCAATGTCTATCTGAGTTACAAGGCACAGCTCCGAGCATACAATAAGCGATACTTTGATCCATTCTGTCGCAACGAGAGAGTATGCATTACAGACCAGGAGGGGAACACGACCGAGACAACCGTCGGGCAAGCGAACTTCTTCCGCTGGGTCATCCAGAACGATGTACTCCAATGGGCAACCACCCACATCGCAGATATTGAGTCTGATATGGTTCTTGCGGCACGCGAGAGGGATGAAAATGACACCGGAGAGCGTTCACGAACTGGTAGAAGAAAGCGCCGGGGAGAGATAAGCCAGTCAGCAACCCGCAAGATGAATCGTACACACGAAGAGATTACGATCTCATTCAAGTAATTGAAACCATACCGTTTCCCTGTTTATACCTATCATACAATGTACGATGGATGTGTTCTTCCCCCAAACTACGCACGTATGCTATACGTGACATCATACTCAAACATACCGTCCGTCGCGTATGCGATATATCGTGGATATTATGGGATGGCGTGTGTTCCGTTTATGGTATTCCTTTCATCAGTTCTGTACTGGTACAAACCTGACTATTCGTGGCGGCGTACCCTTGATATCACGGTGGTTCAGGTTGCACTGGTTATAAATCTTATTATAGCAGCATACGCTGAAAACGGGATTACGTACTATATCACCACTCTGGTTGCGGTACTCTTTTATGAAGCGGGAAAGATGGTGTATATTCGTGGTATGCTCTTGCAGTCAACGACTGCTCACGTGTGTCTTCATATCATTGCCAATATCGCAAACGTGATACTCTATTCAGGTAGAATTGCCATCTGATAACGAACCAGATGGAGATTCTTAAGACACCCCCCGGGACTCGAACCCGGATTTTCAGATTCAAAGTCTGATGTGATTACCATTACACCAAGGTGTCATATGGATTGCCCCTTATGAAGAAGCATTGGGAAATGTACGATTCCCAAAATGATAGTGACAGGATTCGAACCTGCGAGGGCAGAGCCCATCAGCTTAGCAGGCTGACCCATTAACCACTCTGGCACACTATCTAAAAGCCACCGGCGGGGTTCGAACCCGCGACTCCCGGATTAAGAGTCCGATGCTCTGACCAACTGAGCTACGGAGGCACAAGACACTTCTTTCAAAGAAGCGATGGGAACCATTGTTCCCAAAAAATGTTTCCGTGCCGGGGATCGAACCCGGGCTGCCGGTGTGAAAAACCGGAATCCTAACCACTGGACCACACAGAAAAAATGATAGTGACAGGATTCGAACCTGCGAGGACAACGTCCAATGGTTTTCAAGACCATCCCATTAACCACTCTGGCACACTATCTAAAAGCCACCGGCGGGGCTCGAACCCGCGACCACCGGATTAAAAGTCCGGCGCTCTAAACCAACTGAGCTACGGAGGCACTCTACCACCACAAACATAATACACCGCAAGCCCTTAGGCCCACGCACCACCGGGCCCGCTTTACATCCATCTTCCCCCAAATTGACACGGTAATATGATATGTCCTGGGTGACACATACGATTTATAATGACAAGGTATCCCTTCCCGGATTCTACTGATGTTGTCCCATATGATATCGGAGTATTCCTAGGCGTCGTTATGTGCCTTAGTGTATTCTTTGTGTGTTCTGAAGAGATCATCGAGTGGGTTGGTATCCAGAACCAGCCCGAAACAAAAGCACTGTTATACGACACCCCGATGCTGCATCGTTCTTCCGCAACACGGCTGGTTATCGCGGTCATTACCCCGTTTCAGGTCGCCATGGGGATGGTGATGGTTACGAGTCTTACGGGACTGGGTCCCATCGGAGCATACAGCCTGTGGCTATACATACTCCTTGTTTGTCATGCCCGCTATGCTATGTATGGTGTCCCCCGCGTATCCCCAGAGTATGCTGTATTTGGAATCGGCATCTTTCTAGTTGCGTTTACGCTCTGGCAACCTGGTCAGCCAGTGTATAATCTACAGTGGGCTGGATGGTATACCTTCCTGTTGTGCGTAGCGCGCGCGCTTGTTTGGGCGGTTTCAATCGTACAATCGAACGACACCTGGGAATCACACCCTATGATTTCTCCGATGCAGCATATTCTCTGGGACCCGCTTCAATCGTTTCGGTTCTTTGAAGGGTATATCAAAAACGTAGGTGCCACGATATTCCGACAGACCCGCAAATGGCTGAATCCGACCCACGAAGACTGAGTATCTACGAAGACTGAGTACCCACGAAGAACCCTATGTGACCAAGGGTGTGTTTTCTTTTTATACTCATATACATTGTATATGATATGAAAATATAGAGTGATTGGTAAGGGCTATGTGTGTCTAATCCTCCGTCTCAGCAGCAGACTTGCGTGCGCGACGACGCTTGGGCTTAGCAGCAGGTGCAGGCTCCGGTACCTCCGTCTCCTCCTCCCCCTCCTCACCAGCATCATCCTCGTCGTCTACAAGCATCGGGCCAGAACCGCCCATTGCCTGCATCGTCGCGGCATACTCATTGGAGGTGTCCTCCTCGTCATCCACCATCACGCACGTGTTCCCAATGCGAGCAGGAACCTTGACGCGCATCTGTACCGCCTTCGTCGTCATACCAAACTTTCCACCAGCAAACCAGATGAACGACGGCTGAACGAGTGCCGTAGCCTGCGTGCCCTTCACAATCAGGGTATCAAGCGGCTCGTCAAGCATCTCGTTGTCGGCGTCAAACACCTTACACTCAAACTCATCATTGCGCACATTGAGCTTCACCTTGAACGTATCAGGATACTTCCTATCCGGCTCACGCGTCTCCTTGTCTACGCTACGCTTCAGAAGAGGGGTAAAGAACGCCTGGATAACCTCCTTGCTCTGCTTCTTCTTGAACCACGCCACGCTGTTCTCCACCGCCCGCTCTACGAGAACCTCCTCTAGTCGCTCCATCTGCGAATGGAACCGCGCAAGACGCTCACTGTCCTCCTCCCCACGAAAGGAGAAGTCAAGCGAATACTTCGGAGGTGCCGGGCCCGCGGGGTCAGTGTATACATTGGTTCCATACGGACAGACCATCTCGGGTAGCTGCAGGTAGAGTGGATTTCCATCGTACGAGATTCCGATAATCTTCCCGCCGTGGTCAAGTACGCGCGGGGGGCGGAAACCAATCTTCTCTGGGTTAAATTCTGTCTTGATGCTGCGACCATTGTCTCGGGTGATTACGAAAGCCATTGCTTCTGTTTTGTATCTGCTGTACTGGTGTTAGTTGTGTTGTCTTTAGGCCCACACACCACGCCGCGTCAATTCGTGCGCACCGGTGGTCGTCACCCCGTGGAAGTGCCTTAACCAACCATCCGTGGTTATAATAGTAACACTATGAACACACCTCCCAGGGCTAGACGGAATGGTATTTTCCAAAACCGTGACCCATTTCACACACCAATCAATGATAGGAATGACACGGCCGCGAATCCTCCGCCCGCACCAACGAGAACCGGCCGAAAGTATAAAGTATCACGAAAGACCAAAATTACAAAGGAGAAAATACAGGGACCACGCCGTGTAACTCAGAACCAACTCCTCCGTTTTTTGCTGTTTGAAGAGCGAAAGAATGCGATGACCATCATCCGGAAAGACGCGCTGTATTATACACTCAGAGAGCTACATTATAAGATCCCCAAGACAGCGAATCTCGCGAAGCTCCTCGATGTGCTGTCTATTGCGTATTCGTATAATACGCGTAAGAATCGCATTATACGAGGAATCACCGCAATCCAAAAACACATTCGGGTTTATATTAAAAACAAGATTCGTCGGCTTTGTGGACCCGGCATCCCGGTTGGAAAATGCGTAAACGACGAATGTCCCTATTCCCTTGAAGACCTCGTTGATATACCCCAAACACAACTAATCACGTGGCGTGAGCCCTATAGCGGAGGCTCTTCTAAGATATACGGATGTGACGTAAAAATGCTTATTGATTTCCTGCGGAGAAAACTCCGTTCGGCGCATAAATCAGCACTCCTCCGAGGCAGCCACCGCCCCGGAGAAAGACTCAGCGGAGTCTTGAATCCGTTTACCCGGGAGAGTCTCACGTATGATGTGGTTCGCCGCTGCAATGAATATACCAAGATATTCAAGCTTGCCCCTCTGTACGGAACCCGTGGTAACCTGACATCCCCGTCACTCGTCCACCGTACTCTCGCGGTTCGTCAGCCAAACTTCAGACTCGGCTCTCGCCGGCGTGGTACGTCGGAGGATGACCACGAGGATACCCTTGTAAACCCGCGCAATGCGGGGTCATCGGCTTCCCTGGTTGATTCTATACATATCGTGTCTCCATTTGTAAACTCACGTGGTTCACCAAACTCACTAGGCGTACCAGGTTCATATGACATACCGTCTGCCATTCGCAACCTAGAAACCCTGTACCCAGCAGCCGATGCGGTATCTGAAGCAGTGCGTGAGCTGGATTTCTACACACACGATACCCTATTTGCCAATCCTATCCGAGAGATGGTGGCTCTCCTGAGGCGTTCGTTGAACGAGGGTGTTACAAACCAGTATATCGTGGACGTTCTTGCGTACATAAGGACCCATCTGTATCCCCTGGTGAATGCTCTAGAGATAGGCACAAACTACGATGCGGTCACATCTATTATTACGAATCTTGCGCGAGGACGCCGTCCCCCGGCGAACAGCACCACACGATCAAGGCTTCGTCGGGCACACAACCAGTTGCGGAATGGGATTCTCCCGACAACACTTGGTAACATACGCGATACGATTGGGTCACTACGTGGCCGACCAAATGCTGAAAACATAGGACTCTTGGACCTTGCAAATGTAATGTACAAGGCGATGGGTGCTATACTGGTAATGACATATACGGCACTTTGTCAGTTTGGGGACGTATCCACCGAAGAGAATCGGAAATCGTTTGCGATTGTACTGATCGGATCGTTTGTGGAAGGCGGGTACCTCGGCGAGGAGTTCTCGTGGGCCCGGTTCTTCGAATGAGATGAATCGGCCTAAGGAGCACTCGCGTTACGAGTATACAGAATCCGAACGCGTTTAAATCATGCCCCGAAAGACCTCAACTCAAACAGACACTACTATGCCCGCTACGAAGACCACCCGCCGAGTACGCCGCACGACGACGAAGAAGGATGCCGCCCCTGCCGCCACCGCCACCCCTGCCGCCACCGCCACCCCTGCCGCCACCGCCACCCCCGCTCCTTCTCAGAAGGAGAATGAGCGCAGCACCGCGCCTGCCACTACGGACGCCGCCCCTGTTGAGGCGTCGCCTGCTCTCGTGGAGGCGAACGAGCTCATCGGTGAGCTGACTAGTGTTGTAGACACCCTCAAGGCCGAGAACGTCCGTCTTCGCGAGGCAAACAAGGCCGTCCTCTCGTCGGTTGAGGCCACCGTAAAGAAGGCCGTCAAGTACGTCCGCAAGGCCATCAAGGGAAAGCGCCCCAAGCGCAAGGCGAGCCCCAACAGCGGCTTCCAGAAGCCGGTTGCCGTCACGGACGAGCTCTGTGAGTTCATGGACAAGCCCACCGGTACCCTCGTGAGCCGCACCGATGTTGGCAAGAGCATCCGTGACTACATCAAGGCGCACGACCTTCAGAACCCCTCCGACCGCCGCGAGATCCGCCCGGACAACAACCTCACCCGCCTTCTCCGCCTTAACGTGGACGAGATCAAGGACGAGCCCCTCACGTATTTCAACCTCAACGGCAAGATGAACCACCTGTTCGTCAAGGCCTGAACATAAACGATTCACTCGTTTGATTTTACTCTAATGGAGATGGTTTTTACATATAAGTGGAATGACTGACCGTGTACCTCTTACTGGTAAAGCACGGTACCAAGAAGCGCACCCGTAGCCACCACAGAATTGTCATATGTCTTCCAGACGCCACCGCCATTAAATTTGAGTTTAGTTTACTATAACGAAGTTGTATTACATCTTCTTATAATATAGAATGGCCGAACTAAACAGAGGGGATAGAGAACAAATGCCACATTATGGGGGAACTGGTGGTATTTATGGTTTACCCATCGTACCTGAAGAGGGTGAAAAAGAGGGTGAAAAAGATGGTGATGATTCATCTAGTAGTGCTTCCACTGGGATAACTGCGGATACGGTTAAAGTTCCCGTTAAAGTTCCCAACGAAAAGGGCAGTGGGTTACGCCGAAGAAAGCGAACAACAATAAAACGACGACATGGAGTTAAGAAGCGTGCCTCCAAGAAACACCGCGACCGTAGTCACCGGAAGCGTCCGTCCACTCGCCGCCGCAAACGCGGAACTCGGTCGCACAAGAAGGGACGTCGAACAACCAGCAAGCGTCGGTCATCCAAGGGTCGTCGTCAGTAAGCTTGTGGATCACCTCGTTACCACTTTCATCAGTAGTCTTATACTCCGCCTGCGGCACAAGTCGTATCCGGAGTCCAATCGCCCCAATCGTCTCCGTCCCCCCAAGCGGAACACACACCGGCCACCCATCATATTCAATCCGCACCGACTGTGTCCGATCCTCAAGCAGTTTCCATGGTACGCGTATCCGTAAAATCTCAGGTGCCTGTGTGATTCCTTTTCCGGCTGGGGTATCGCCTCGAAAAAGGCGTTTTCCCCACCTGCCCGCCCAGTCAACCCACTTCTCCAGGTCTTCCCACACACTGTCTTGGCCGGTTCCATTTGCCACGTCATCCGTCATAACGTCCCGGAGTGACTCATACGCAGACCTCAGCTCTTGGAACCGCTGCTGATCCCCCCCCTTATCTGGATGTAATCGCTTTGCTTTCTTCAAAAAGGCAGAGCGAACTTCTTCCCACGAAGACCCCTTTTCTACTCCGAGGATTTCCCACGGGCTCTTTCTTTTTTGTGTGTCTTGTGATGTACCTGGATCCATTCCCAAGCCTGTCTTAGTATTGTTATCTCCTGATAGCAAGACTTAAGCAAGTCTGCGTACCTACACCACGCAAGTGTGATTGATTTGCGGTTTGTAGACCTTGGCGCATAGAATGACAGCTGTGGCTCAAATATTGCATCAAGTACACGAAACGCTGGAATGTCCGCAAGCCACGCGTTTTTCACCTGACTCCACGAAACGATACCATCCGAGGGAGCATCTAGGTACAGGACAGCATCATCCCACCGGTCTTCTTTTGTTGGCAGCATTACGACACAGCGGCTTTCTAGAGAGCGCTCAAGGTACGTGTCAGCAGCACACGTTAAGATATAGCGCGCGGTCTGATAATCATCCTCGAGCCTGGCTCGGAATACCATCTGGATCTGGCTCGGTGCTGTGTCAACCGCGCACAGAAGGATAATCTTGACCGAAACAACCGACGATGCATCCGTGATTGCCGACCGCGTAGACAGCAGCGATAACAGGGTATCCCACCATTTATCTGACCGAGTCCGATATGGAGTAACCCAGATTTGAATACCCCATGGCCAGCGCAATATCTTGGCCGATTTTGAAGCACTGAATCCCGGGATTGATATTTCTTCTTCTCTGGGACGAACACTGCTTGAAGATTTATCAAGGATAGCCGTATGAATGTAGCGGGTCGCTTCTTCCGACCTGGTACATCCTCGCAATAGAATATTCGGGGGATTCTTCTTCACAACCTCCATAACTAATCATCCTCGTGGGATAACGATTAGGCTACCTACGTGGTTATACAAGGAACATCACAATGTTCACAAGGGTTAATATCAGCATCACGCCGATCATAATCGCATTCCCCCTTGCCGCTGAGCTGAGCGCAACCGGGAAGATTAACATCGCGGCGACCAGAAGCCACACGATGCAGCTTACCAGGATGGGTGCCATAAGATTGGATGATACCGCCATTACTATTCTATTGTATATCTATTGTATATCTATTGAGCAGATGGTTTCGGAACATTGAGCACCGCCTTGAATCCAATACCCGTAAATATAACACCCGCGATTACCAGAATAAACATAAGCATGCCTGAGGATACCCATTCCATATTCATAAATCTACCGCCAAGGAACCTGAATACTAACAGGGCAAAGAACGTCACCGTCCCGATTGGGATCACACCGTGCCACAGCATCTTGTAGAGGTCTTCCCTCTTCTTCTCATTTCCTAAAATCACCGGCAACCTGGTTACCAACACGAAACTTACGATGATACACGCAAATATAGGAGCATACATTGTCAGGAACCCCTGTGTGCCGTGAATCGCATTCTTCAGGAGTTCCGTTTTATAGTTTTCCATATTTACAAACGGTGCTCCGGGAAACCACTGCATGTTTCCACCGAGATACATAAGGTACACAAGTACGAATCCCACAAGAGAACTCAGAGACAAGAGTATCATAAGCCCCACCGTTGCCTGGTACCCAGATGCGGTCTGAGGGTCTTCTTTTATTGAAATGGTTGTCATTCTTCTACTATCTGTATCCAGGGAGAGTTTGGTGCTTTCTGTATGAGTATGACAGATGGAAAGTTGTTCAAATCCAACATCAAGGGGGAAGGTGTTTCGTTCCTCAAAGGAAACAATGAGGGATTCTTGTTTTTCTACAGAATCACTTGTCCGTATCGCAATAACCTACAATCGGCTATATCCAGAGTCTAAGAGTGTTATACCCGACGATATACTCCGTGCGACAACGGTGGATAAGCCAACGAAATCGGCACGCAGGCGTCTTATCCGGGCAGTTCGGACCGCATTTATGGACCGTTGTTCCAAACAGCTACTGCCGCATCATAGCGACGCGTGTATTCTGCAGTCTGATGTGGGAAAATCCGTTGCGGGGGTGTTGTCAGACGACGAAAAGAATGCTCCACCACCAGAGGCGCCAAACAACGAGTTGCTAAAAGGAAAACCATGGAACACATATGAGGTAAACGCAGCAATGGAACACGTGGAGAAGAAACACCCACATTTCATTTTCTTGGAGACGACACCGATCGATTTTGCCGCAGAAGATGAGTTTGGTAGGTGCGCGGTGAGCGAGTTGTGTCGGTTCGATATCCGTGATATCGTGCGCAGGGGCAAAACATCCTTCGGTATCGTTTTTAACACGCATCCACACGACCAGCCGGGCGGACACTGGATATGCGTGTATGGGTGTCTTCGTACCGGTCGGATATGCTACTACGACAGCTATGGGTTTTTCCCCGAACACGAGATTGTCGTGTTTATGAAGAGTGTTGCTGACCAGTACCAAACATATTTCCACAAGAAAATGACCCTCCTGTACAACGACTATCCGAACCAGAAAGGAGGTGTTGAGTGCGGGACGTTCTGCATCGTGTTCCTTGATATGATCACAACCCACGGGAATCTCCGAAAAGCGGTTACCACAATACGCGATGAGAAGAACGTAAAAAGTCTAAGAAAATATCTCCTTTCACCCTCGTTCGGAAGAGGTAGAAAATAGGACTCTAGACTTTAGTATGTCATCGACAATCGTAGATATTATCCGGGAACACGTGCTACAGACGTTAGCACAACAAGGTACCATCCCGTTTCAGATAACTAGAAGACAATATGATGCCGCAACCGCATCCGTTGCAGAGTGTCTTGAATCTACATCCAGGAATCGCGACGCTTCACCTCGTGACATCCAGAGGGAGACCACGATGCTGGCTCTTCAGGCAATCCCACGGGCAATCGCAGGAGCATCCAAGCAACTTGAATCCATCCCCACCCAAGATACACACAAGGGTACGTCGGACGCACCACCAGAAGAAAAGGAGGCATCCATTGACAATCTCGTACAACAAGAAATGGCAAGACGGCTCGAGCAAGACGCATCTCTGGGTGTAACGCCCCCACCATCCGACTCACATACACCCCCTCCACCCCAACATCATCCAGCTGGGTACACGCCGGATACCCCTGTATACAATCACGGAGCACCCACATCCCCCACGGCTGCTTCACCTACTCATATACCAACCTACAACCAGCACCCAGCCAGCCAGCAGCCACCCATCGCACCACACACGATGACACCACCACCAATCACTACATACCCCCCTGTACCACCACACCCAACAACCAGCACCCAGCCAGCCAGCCATGGCTTGGAACATACGATGAACCAGCCCACAACAATACGTACGGTCCGTACGGTGTCGGTGACGTATAATCCCGACGAAGTATACCCAGTGCGTATCCAGTACACACCCGACAACAACACGCGCTATATCCAGGTGGATCGCATTCTAATGCCACAGAGTATACGTGATACATCTTCTCCGTTTATGATATGTTCTCTAAATGGAAACGACATCTACACGTTCCAGTCTCATAACCACCCAGCCATCCTTAAGCCAAGCCCACATACGATCCAACGACACCCCGACGAGAACTACACGATTACGTTCCGAAACCCAGATGGGGACTACGTCAATACCGAGTTAACCGGTATTAGCATCACAAAAGATAACAAGATACACGTCCCCGCAACCCAGGGTGTACACGGGGTTCGTATCAAACTCAGAGGTAAAAACGAATACAGTGACCGTGTATACACGGATGGGGCTGCATACACACCCAGTGGCTCATCGGATGAACCCCCCGACCAGATTGAATCTGCGATCTGTACGTTTCACTCTCCGTGGGCGATTACCGTATTTATTACCGAATACCATTAAGTACCATAACCTTATATTTAGACTCGTATATCCCCTCGTTTGTGGTCTGTATCAACTGTCCCTCGTTTGCCGGCATGTATGGTGTTGACGGGCTTGCGAGGGCTTGCAAGATTGACCCCCCTGTGTATTTCACATCTGGGTCTAAAAGCGTCCTGCGCATCCCCTCTTCCCATTTCTCCCGAACAAGCACATCGGGAACGTAGCGACCGGTTGCTTCGGCTCGTTTTGCGATTCCGCTAGTAACATCCTCGAGGGAATCATTCTGGAATACGTATACAAACACGTGCTTGAATGATTCGCGCGTTGGAAGGTACACGTTCTGGAGGTAATAGTCGGGGTCCTGCCAGAGTGTTTCGTACACGAACGAATACTGATTCTCAACACACAGTCTAAACAACTGGTCTACACCCTCTCTCATCATTCGGCGGATTGTCCTGTTTCCAACCACGTTTGGGTTTAGCGTAACCGTACCGTCCGCAGACGCGGCGGCGACCCTTTCGCGGAGATGTTGTACGAAGAATGGATTGTGAAGGAGGAACTCGTCGGGGTCGATCCGTACGAACGCGTCTACATCGGGTATCGTTTCGTCTAAATACGTCTCACGCGACTCCTCATATATCGTCTGCCACGTGCTAGATTTACCAGACCCGGGGTGTCCAATCGCAAACACAGCAACACCGTCGGTGTTTACACACCGGGGAATCAGGTCCCACATCGCCGCGTCCATCATCTGGGTCATTGCCGCTTGGTATTCTTCAGGATTAGGCTTGAGGTCGTAGTCTTCCTGCTTAAATACATATCTAAACCCAGTATCTCCTCTGATAGGCGTACCACTGGATGCGGCTGCTGCCACGGATTCTACCATTGGAGCGGCGGCTGTCTTATCACCCCGCGATACACCCAGCGGCACCTCAGAATCATCACCGCCGTAGATATCCTTGTACAATACAATCCTGTCGATGCCATCCATTGAGGTTGTCATCTCCCCGATAGGAGTCACATACCCAGTAAGTATCGGGTCCAGTTCATATGCAATACGAGTATTCGGGTCATAGACTACTACCGCAGAACCACGTGGGTATTCCTTCTTGTCCTTCCCAATGTATACCAGGTGAGCCTCAATATCAATCAGCCCACGGAGACGCCTGGATTTGATGACCCGCATATCATCCTTATCATCCGCAAAGGACGGTGAAACCAGTTCCCGGATATCACCTCGCGGTGCCACGTAACACTCAGATGTAAGCATATCATTCTTCTTGGCGTGGAGCGCGCAGTCAACCGCAACCGAACGCAAGAGCCGGAGGAACGCATCGATCACCCGCTGCTTCCTAGAAGCAAGCTCGTATATGTACTCGTCCGTCGTCTTCCCGTCGTCCCGCACAACCAGCTCACTCGAACCACCCGAGGATACCTGGCTTTCAGTAAACGTAGAGATGTATGTGTACCTGTCTACGTTACGCTGGTCTTCTGGTAGCAGCGCGTGTGAACAGATACGAACCGCCCGACCAAACACCTGCTCCTCACGCGCACGATTCCAATAAGGCTCCAAGATATGAACCTGTCGGATACCACGCAGGTCAAGACCCTCCGCACCAGCACCTGTAATCATCAGCGTTTTTACGATCTCTCCGTGGAGATTATCCGTACCATCGCCCCGAACCGCCTCTTCACCCCCAACGATTTCCACGATGTCCTTGCGCAGACGAGGCGACAAGCGCGAGATTTCTCCTCGAAAGAGTGATACGATCGCGGAACGCTTTATCTCATCCACATCTCCGGAGTATATGATGTATTTTGGAGCCTTTATAAAAGCAGCACGTTCTTCGGGCAGCTCTTCGGTTTGAATCATCCTCTCGACGCGGAGGGTGGATTGCTCGTCAATCCCACCGCGCGCGGCGGCCTTTCTACCCCGAATGCCTTCCCGGACCGCACCACCTCGTTCCGTAGACTCATACACAAGCCGCATCGGCTCGTATCCCATCTTCTCCAAGAACACACCAACACCATCGAGACCCTCCATATGGAGGTAGTTGCTGTATATCAGAACCAGTCCGTCCGTCTTCTGGATCCTGTCTATCATCGCAACCATCTTGGGGGAGTAACGGCGGAGGTTCTCCAGGCGGACATCCATATCCGCCTCGTTGAATGCTGGGTGTTCACGGAGTGCCTCAATCGCAAACCTGCTCTCCTCGGCATACGCTTCAATGACGCGCTTGCTGTTGACGGTCTTCTCACCCAGCCGGGTTCGTATCGCGTTCATCGTGGGTCTCTCGATCGATTCAGGAAATACCATATTACACGCGGGTCGCGTCATCACACGTGCCCCAAACGTATCATCATCACCCCCTCCCTTGGATGACTTGTTTGAAACACCGCGTTTGCGTGCCATATCTTCGCGCGTGATTTCCTCCTTGCGCTGCGATTCGTACACGCCAAACTGTTCCTCGCTCATCGGCACACGGATCACCTGAATCGGCGGAGCATTCGGGAGAAGTTGCAGGTCTGCACCCCTGTAATAACTAATCTTCCCGAGAAGTCGCCGCGATAACTCCTCGCGGCGTTCAATGATTTCATCACCCTCGGCATCTCGCGCGCCCGACTTTGTGTACATATCCAGGAACACATCCTCCTGCTCTGGGAGCCAGTCCTCGTGGCCAACGCGCACATCCGTTGGACGCTGAAGGATGAGAATCCCCTTCCCTCTGAGTCGGTCAGCGAGGGCCTGCCTCCATCCAGTCTCGTCGTCCCGTGCACCGTGGCCCTCCCAGTCTGGTTCGTATACCACACCCGCGTATTTACCCTCGCTATCGTACACGCTCCGGAATCCCAGCGGATGTTTCACGACTACTAACTCATTCCCACCACCCCGGCGCGTAGACGGCTGAATCCGGGTGAACCTTACGATGGGATCCAGCAGAACATCCCGCGTGACCGCTTCATCGGCACAGTCCGCCGGGCTGCGACCATCCGCAAACGCAACCTTGAAAAAATGAAGAAACTGCTTCCCGTGTAGCATGTTCGCGATAAGCGCAACCTCGTATGGTGCGTTTACGACGGGGGTTCCCGACAGTGCGACCACCTTGGCATTCTTTGCGTCTCGTATCTTCTCGTAGAGAGCCAGTCCAACCGGAGACATATTCCGCCGCATGCTTATGATCCGATGAAACTCGTCACACACGATCACGGCGTTGTCTAGGTTAATATCCTCAACGTAGAGCCGGCTCCGTTCCACACGTTTCTTACCAGCCGAATCACTATCTTTTGAGGTGTTCTTCTTCCTAGATTTACGAGAAGAAAGGCCGTTGGAAGAATACATCGTGATGCGCGAAAATACCGTTTGAAGAATCTGCGCGTCTAGCTTGTGACGTTCTTCGCGTGGAAGTGAGAGACGAGGTATCCCCCCCTTGTTCTCATCCGCATCCAGTTCGTATACCCCGGCGTTTTTACGGATGATGTCTTCAGGAATCCCAAGTCGTTCTGAGGTTTCTTTTATCTCGCTAGCATCACCCGCACCGATCCCACGGAATCGCCAGTGCCAAGAACCACCCAGGTAGCCGTTCCCAAAGAATGCCGGAACGAATCGCTCCATCTGGCGCCGGTAGTTATCCTTCAGAGACGCGGGCAGGATAACTACGATGCGCCGCGTATCAAGGCACGATTCGATCATCCCGATACTCGCTGCCGTCTTACCGGACCCCAGCCCGTGATACACGAGCACACCCCGCTCTGGTGTGCGCGATCGCATATAGCGCTTAAGAAAATCCTGGTACACAAAGGACGACGCCGAATCGTCCCCGTCTTCTCCGCGAGCACACGCAACCGCCATATCGACCGCATCTTTCGGGTCATACGCAGCGCGTTCCTCCGGGCTCTGCGAAGCAAGCATCTCGGTTATCAGGCGCGATACCAGACCCGGTGCACCCCGTTCTTCTGGATTCTGCCGAATCATACTCAGAACGTCTCCCCCGGTATAGGGAGCCGGTGTACCATCCTCGTAGAATAACCTCGGGGCAATCTTTCCCCCGCCCACTTCTTTTGACTGTATCCGATCCTCATCAATCTCCCCGCGACGCAGAGACACCGATGGCACTACGCCCGATGGAATGTGCCACCCCGATTCGGTTTTACCCTTAAGGTCACGGGTGGAATCGTCTAGGCCATCTATCTTCGCGACGGCACCCGTATCTGTTGCTGCCATTCCTCTATTACCAATGTCGTTTTACGTAGACCACATTGTATCCAGCGCCTTCTTGCTAGCAATCTGCTCAGCAACCTTTTTGACACGGGCCTCGCCCATCGCAAGGATGCTCCCATCTGGATTGAGAACACCCATGTTGAATGTTCGGTCGTGTGGGGGACCCTTGACCGATACGACCTTGTATTGTGGGGGGGCTCCGTGCTTTGACTGGAATGCTCGCAGGAGCTGGTCCTTATAGTTGTAGTCATCCAAGATAATGGACGCAAAGTCAAGATGCTCCTCCATAATCCTCACAACAAATGCTCTCGCGTACTGAAATGCATTGTACCCACGGCTCTCGTATTCCTTGTATACCGCGCCAATCCAGGCCTCCATCATCCCCCCAAGGATTTTTAGGTTATTTCTCCCGTTACAACGGTCCTCCACGTGGCGACTAATGATCAGCCACTTCTGAAGACCCATAGTCTTTACCAGGATACCAAGGGTCTTGTTGTTCACGAGTTTCGTGCGAAGGCGCGTATAGAACCCCTCCGACTGACCAGGATATCTCTCGTACAAATACAGGGCAATCGCACACCCGAGGATAGAATCGCCGATAAACTCTAGCCGCTCGTTGTCCTCGTCTCGCAGGTCAAGGCAATCACTCGGTCGTGGAACGGGATCCATCAGGACATCTCCGTGTGTCTCGGGGTCTCGCTTGCTATAACTCTTGTGCACACACGCTTTCTGAAAGTATTCAGTATTGCGTGGGGAGTCGTGTATGCCATACTTCTGAAGGATGGTGCGAACCACGCCAGCGGGAATAACCCGATTGTGTGAGTTCCAGGGATTGTACGTGTCGCTGTGCTTTTGTGACATCTGTATAGGTTGTGTTGTATATATATAGGCTTTAACTTTTAGGTCAATTTGACAAAGAGGTACTTGCTTCCGGAAGTGGTGAAGAAGACACGTACATGTCTATCACCCCGGGATGATAGGACGTTTCACGCGGGTTCGTGTTCGCGTCTGGTATGGTGATATCTCCAGCATCATCCGTATCATCAGACGATTCTGATAAACGGGGCGTGTCGGGATACATCAGAGAGATGATACGCGCAGAGACCTTTTTCGCGAGCCTACGCCCGTTGATGCGAACCGTTTGCACACAGTCCTGGAACTCTTGCTTGGAATGCGTGCGTACGTACGAGACAATCCCACCCTGTGAAATACCCTCAAAGTGAGAAACAACACCCGATGATATCTTATTGCTCACACCCGGGATCGCGGTAAGCATCGAGGTCCACAACGACCCGTTATCGGTCCGCCGGTTCCTCCGGATCTTCGGCATCAGGTCAGCGTGACCCGCGCACCCCGCGTTCTGACCACTCCCAACCGGGCAAAAATCCGGCTTGGATAAGACCTGCTTGTAGACGCTGCGTATCAATAGCGCGGTACCGCGGATATTCTTGGTTGTAATCACCGGGATACGGTACCGGAACTGGATCGTGTTCAACAGGCTCCGGATCGTGCCGATGCTCACGCGCCCCTGAATCTTCCTCAGGTCGTTCTCACCGAGGTCACCCTCTACGACATACGCTATCGCGGTGGCTGGTTCACGCTGTAGCACTCCCAGCAATCGGTCCTTCTGGCTCTTGAATCGGCCATCGCGGAGGGATGCTGCGAGGTCGGGAAGCGTCTTCCTCTCGAGGATGAACCTCTGACCGCTCTCTCCAAACATATCAATATCACCGACATCCAGCTGGCGTGACACGTGTGGAACCCCGATGCTCGTCAGGATGTCCACAAGAGTCCTCTCACGATTATCAATATATACCCTCATCTTTACTATTCATAGTCTCGAACGGTTAAACCCACGGGGAATCGTGGGATACCACCCTCTGTGAGATTCTGGAATCGCACGGTAATCATCTTGTCGACGTACGAGTCCCTGTCGTCCCACCACCGCCGGCGCTGTTCCAGTGACCCTCGAGGTCTCACGTTGAATCTCTGGGGGTCTACTCCGGGGGCATCACCCGCCCCCGATGCAGCCGGGGAAGTCTCCACCACCCAGATTACCGAACCATCGTCCTTGCCGACCCCCTGGGTTGCCCCAACAATCCGGTATTCATCGGTGATGAAATCCTTACGCTTGAGAAGGTCCCGCGACCGAAGACGAATCTTATACGGTGCTTCTGGGGTCCGGTAGATAGTCCCCTCGTGTCCTTCCGCAACAAACGTTACGTGGGTCTCATCCGCGTCCTCCTGGGACCCGATATCTACCGTTGGAACAATCACGAGGGGTGACTCGGCGGTGATATCACGCAGCGTGTCGTGCACCAGGGTCTTGCGCTTCACGTAAGACATCGCCTCTTGTCCCCGGTGGAATGCATCAAAGATGTGATAGCAAATCTGCTCTGACTCGTCAAGGTCTCGCTGGTCTTTTACCGATCGCCTCACGATTCCCGTGATTTCTTCAAATGTTCTATCCGTGGTAAACAGTTCCCCGTCTAGAACGACTCCCACTGGGAGAATCTTGTGAAGCGCTTCGCGGATATGATTCAGGAATGACACGACCTTGCCGGTTCGCGTTGTCATCCGGATGCTTCCATCCGCGAGGCGTTCCGCTACCATGCGAACACCATCCAGTTTGGGCTGTGCGTAGCACGGGAAGGACAGCCCACGAGACTGCTTGTGGTAATCGTGGGCCAGCATCGGGAGCACCACGTCGTGGGATACCTCTCCGCGCGTTGCTTCTTCCGGTGAATAACCCTCTCTTGCCTTCTTGGTTGCAACGCTCTTTGCTTCCGCGATTGCCTGCTCGAGGGGTGTTGTCTCGTTCTTTTTCCCCAGGTTCTTGCCCTTGTGGATCACCCGGGTTGTACCAGTGTGCTTCCCACCCAGCGTGCCGTGTTCGCGGTGGATGGTTGCCTCGCCACCCTCGTTAGTCTTCCCGTCTGACCCGGTGACCCAGATGCTCCACACGCGCGTCTCTCCGCGCGCACCCTTCTGGTACAGGGTCTTTGAATAATGGCGTTCATCTCCGAGGGCGGTTCTGGTGTTGTCCATTGTATACTTATCTATGTGCTGGATTCCTTAGTACACCATTCGGTATGTCAATTGAGAGGTGGATGTATGTGACTCAGATATTACAAATCATATTTAGGACTATACAGACCACTATATATAAGTTCTATAACAGATGTCAAGATTCCAACACATTGGTCATGGTAAATATACAAAAACATTTCAAATAAATGGAATTCAATACAGGGTAACGATCCCATCAGAAATATGGAATGCAACAGAAACCCGTCAAATTAGTCAACATATGTATTATTATATTGCGAATAAACGTTCTGGTAAACATTACCGTTTAAATATGGAACTATCACAGAAATTAGTGAATCAGATGTATTAAATATGTATGAGATGTGTAATAAAAAATACAATTCAAGATCGGGATTATTACGTCATATTAAAAAATACCACAGCGAAGAAACATCAGAAGCAAACGAACGGACCACCTCCACTCAAACCGAAAGCGATACACCGAGTTTACCTGAGACAGATGAATACGAAGCGATTGACCCAAGCGAACCTATTGGATACGTATACTGTTTCCAGTGCGAATCTATGCCGGGAATATACAAGATTGGAATGACAACACGAAATGTCGAAGATAGATTGGCAGACGCAAACAAACCAAGCACATGGAAGATCCCCGACGATTACAAGCACATACTATCCAAACGCGTACACAACCCTTATAAGAAGGAACAACTCATACATAACACTCTTGAAAGACTACCGCGTCACACAAAGGCGTGAGTTCTTTAAGATTCCAATACAACAAATCAAATGCTTGTTCTCGTTGTTAACGGAAGTTTCACCCAGCGAATCTACCGAATCGTAAAAATACACATAAACGCATTATTTACAACAAAAGTAAACCGCAAAACACATTTTGGAATCTGGAGACCTAACCTTTGAGGGTTGTGTGTGTGTGACTACGGACTGTATATTAAGCGACGAAATGTATAATAAACGTCCATAATGTATGATAAACACCCACTTATGTAGACTATGTGTCCAAGAAAGTCTCACTTTATACTTTTCAATAGGTATTTACAAGGTGAACATATTGAAATCAAAAATAAAAGTATGGGTCCTAAAAATCAGTGGTTGTGTGTGTGAGTACGGACTGTATGATAATCAACAAAACGTATAATAAACGTCCAAAACTGTATAATAAACGTCTAATAATGTATAATAAGCGTCTAAACTATGTAAAATAAACGCCCAATAGATAGTAATGATATCAAGATTTAAGAAGCATCCCGATGGTTCAATGATACGAACCGTTAAAATTAATGATACGACATATAAACTTATTGTACAGAACTCAATATGGGAAAAACATAATGTATCAAGGCATGTATCTCACTGGATACAACAACATAAGAAGGGGAATGACTGTGCTTTTAAGTATGGAGTTGTTGAAGTATGTAATGATATAACTGATGTAAACATATGCGATAAATGTAATAAACAATATAAAACCCGATATGGCCTACTCCGTCACATCAAATCAAAACACCCGGTGACCGACATCGTACCAGCAGAAAAGACACCACCCACAGCGGTATCCACTACTAACAACATTGAGAACCAAACAAATAATAACACAACAATCAATAACATCCAGCAGAATATTATTATCCGTCCCTTTGGCAAGGAAAACCCCAAGTGGATAACGGAGAAACTCATCGTAGACGCGCTGCGTAACATTCCGGGTGCGATAATGGGCCTCGTCAAGGAGAAGCATTTTAATGAAAAGTTTCCAGAGAACCGGAATGTAGAACTATGTAGTGAGTTTCGGAATCGCTATGTATCCGTTCAGGAAGACAATCGTAGGAAGGTAGAAGACCGAAAGGATATGTTTATGAGAATGTGTAACAATGCGTGTGATGCAGTGACAACCACACTTGAATCGTATACCGAGCCACAAGACAGTGATGAATCCGAAGATGAAGATGAAACCCCAGAAGACCGTCGGTGCCGACTTGTTGCGAACCGCATCCGCCAGAGTGACCAGTTCTCCGCGGTGGTAGACACGTACATTCACAAGTGGCAGGATTACATATCTACCGTGGAACAAGATGAGGTACTAAAAGACGCCGATCATTACATAACGATGCTGCTGCTTGACCTCAAGTTGGCGTTGGCCCACGAAGCGGAAACCATGAACATCCGCGGTGTTTCGGAGTAGGAGTTGCTAACAAGCAGACCAATGTGGTCTAGTTGTTGGTATAATCACTGAGACATATACCATCCCTTGGAGATGTACGGCAGGGAGTCATCGGCACCAGGCTGCGCGAGGAGTGTCTTGTTGGGTGGAATCGCCGCGGAATCCGCCGCCTGAACCGGGTTCATCGCGTAGGAATAGTATGTCAGGTTGCTGACCAACCCACCGAAACCACCTTCCGGCGCAACCACAAGCGGTCCATAGTTCTGATTCAGAACCCCCGAGAAGGCAATCGTCTTTGCCAGGCGACCATTGACGTACATCTTCCCCATACCCCGTTCCACGGTAAGGGTACAGTGGAACCACTTGGAGATTGGAACGTTCTCTACCTCGACCACCTCCGTCTCGTTCGTATACGTGTTGAATCGGGCCTGGAGCACGTTCTCCCCGCTGGATTTCGTAAACACGACCACGGAGGGGCAGAAGGTGCGGGGTGCCTTCTGGTTCTGGGGCTTGGGGTATCCCTTCATAAATACACCCTGGGGCTCCGATGCCGCCCCGAACTGGTTCACCATCATCCACCACGTGTATGTGAACTCGGCACCACCCGCCCGGTTCTGTGAACGAGGCAGCATCTTGGCACCCTTCACGGCTGGGTTCTGGTGGAACTGGGTTGTGTGGTTTCCCTGGAGCGAGCCATCAAACAAACGAACCTCCGTGGTTTGTGGCGAATACGCTATAAACATCAACACGATTATGCCGATAAGAAATATTCCTAAAAGCACAAGTCCTTGACCAACGGGTGTCTGTAACAGGGTATCCATCTATGGTTATCCCAGAATACTATCTACAACGAAATACTATACGTGCTGTCTTTCCCCGAGTCATTGAACACGAACTGGATCTTCTTCACTCCAAAGATGGCATCTAGCAATCCAGTAGATGACGCACCCGGTCCGGCGTGGTAGATGGAGTTTATCTCATCCGCGCTCATCGTCTTGCTCCGGAAAAGAATCCCAGAGAGCTTCCCACCGAACACGTCCTTCTCGGGAAGGATCTGGAGGGGGGCAGAGCCGGGGCTCGCGATAGGACCATTCCCGCCCGGAACCGAGCATCCGCGGAAGAGTCGGCCATTGAGGTACACGTTGATCCCGTTTGACATCACGTTCACTGCGAGATGCGACCAGCGCTGCACCGGTACGTTTGGTATCTTGCAGCGCATTACCTTGTTACCTCCCTCGGGCGTCTGGTAGCCAAACCCAGTGACGAGAGTGTTGGTCTTCGCGTCCAGATACACTACCGGGTTGACAGAGGAGCCGTTGCCGCGGGTGATCAATACCTTGTCCTTTCCGAATCCAGTCTGGTAATCGTTGATGTAAAACCACATAGCAAACGAATAATCATTATACCCAGCCAGCTTATCCATCTTCGTGGCCGGAACGCGTATTTCGCGTGGATCGTGAACGGCGTCAATCTCTCCTCGATGAACATACTCAGTGGATATATCCGATCCAACAAACAGGTACGATAGGTAGTACACGGCAACCGTAACCGCAATAATCACCATAACCGTAACCAAAAGCGTAACCGTACTCGTTGCCATTCTATCTATTCAGAAAGGGTAAAAGTCGTAGAACTTATGAAGAGACTCCTAAAGAGACTCGCGTCATATCCTGTATAATCCGTGTGTTGTTGGAAGAGATTGCCATCCCCGAATCATACCCAAAAAACGAACCAAGTACGCGCAGGTATCCCATCAGTGTATCGGTGGTTGACATCTGCGACTGGTGGGCCGCGGTTGGGGAATGCGTATTCTGGAAGGTGACATCGTTTTCATACTGGATCGCCATGCGCTCGTACGCGCTCAGAAGGTCTTCTTCCGTGAGGATACCCTTGTGAATCTGTACCTGGTATACGATCCCCGATCGGACCACCCCGTCTTTGTTGAGTATGTACTGGGATTGTATAGATGACGTGGGCGGCAGATTCTTTCGCATAACGGACCCCCGGGGAATGCCGTTTACAAGCACGCGGAGTTCCTTTTCTTCTTGTACGACCGTGACCTGGCAGAATGACTGGAGCGGCATCCTTCCCATATAGACTGGTTGGTCGCCGTCGTCCGGGAGTGTTTGGATGCCTAGTTGCCCTGTGTTGCTGTCAACGAAGAGGTTGTACATGTCCGTCCGCTGGATCACCGAATCACTTGTGGGTTTACTGGCTGTGCCCGATGGGCGCATATCGTTGAACATGCAGTAATAAATCGCGGTGTGCCGGAAGGGGTCTGCTTCTGGGAGGGGTGCGGTTCCTGGAAGAGTACCACGAAGACCACCATTCAAAGACACCCGCACCGGAGAAGAGGGACAGTACACACACGAACTGGATGTGCGAGCCGCTATCTGTGGACCATAGAGCATATACGCCAGGAACGATGCTATCCCGAGCATCGCAACGGCGGCACCAGCAATCATCAAGACAGTAGACGGAGGAGAAAGGGTTCTTGAATAATACATCAGATAGACTCCCACCGCCGTAATCACGAGCGATATAATACGAAGCCACGCGATGGTGGTTGTTTCGGTGTAGCGCGTTATGTCGAAAAGATTGATACCGAACATCTAACCTTGGCTGCGATTACAACGGGTGGTATCCATATGCCGCGATGCGTGCTCTGTGTTCATCTGCTGGGTAGACAGTTGCTGTATGTCTCGGAGTGTGAGCGCGGAGGCGTTCCCCCATACCATCAGAGACTGAATCTCTGCGTCAACCGCTGGATACGTATTGGGTCCTGAGGCATAGCCGATGCTCGGCAGTATGCCACCGGGGCTGCCCCCAAAGAACAGCGAACGGACTGTCAATGTTTTCCCAAGCACACCATTGATATACACCTCAACGGTAACGTGGTTCGGAGAAGACGGCCTGGTCCGTAAGAACACCGAAAATCTCTTCTTGATCGGTGGTGTTCCAATTGTGAGCCTCGTATCATACGCGTCGTCGGTTGGGATATCCAGCGAGTCACCGGCCCCGCCCTCATAGAATATCGCCTGTAAAAGGTTTCCCTGGGGCATATACCCAATCGTAAGAACCGGCTTTCCACTCGTGGTTGCCATAAAATCCACTAACGGGGCATAGTCCAGCTGGCCCGGGCCGATGGACGGGTTTGCCACGGTTGTATTGATCGACATTAGGAACGATGTGCCAAATGAGGATGTGGCGGTGGTACCTCCTTGTGACGGAACAATGGGCCGTGATGATGGGCCGACGTTGGTTGGTATCGTAAGCGGGTCACTGGGGAACATCTTGATGTTAGGCGTAACCGATGTCTGTGGGGGAGTCTGTTTTGGTGAACTCCCGGTAACAAAACGGTATACTCCACCCAGCACATATGAAAACATATAATACAACGGCACTACGAGACCAATCTGGACCAACATTGTCGCATACGTCGTGGTAGCATACATCTTAGAGAGCTGCTTCCCGATAATAAAAGCCGCTCCCACCGAGATAACGAGGTTTATCGTAGTTTGCGTGCTGGGAAGGTATTCCATCTATCTTCAGAAGAATATCCTCTCATCCACCGTCTTTTTCCTATGACAATGAGGACACAGCGCGCGCAGGTTGCTGGGTTCATTCGTACCGCCGTGGTCAAGGGCAACGATGTGGTCGACCTCATAGGTCTCATCCAGCATATGACCACACGACCCGCATTTCCACGACTGGCTGGCCGCGACCTTCTTCTTCAGGAGGGCACTCACGCTCCGCTTGTACTTGGTTCTCGTCCCCGGCAGGCGGTGATTCCCACTGACTGACGGCGGCCCAATAGAAGATACCCGGTTGAGGCGGGGGTCGTTGTCAATCGTTGCGAGAGACTTGAATATGTTTCCAACAAGACCTCTCTGGGAAAAGAGCAGGTACAAAATAATCGCACCACCAACGAGCCAGCTCATCCGATGTGCCCTCTCTGTTCCCCATTCCCACGTGGATTGTAGGACCGCATAGTTTTTCTCGTAAAAATACCATATCCCGAGAAGAACGACGATAAACACCCAGAATCTCGGAGTCGGTATTGCCATCTATCTATCTTACGAACGGGAGACAGATTTATACACCGATAAGACGGCTAACACCAGCAACGCGGCGATTACTGCTGGTGGGAACATATCTGTACAGCTCTCCCACATAGTGGGTATCCGACCCCGAACAATCCCGTTCTCGCGCGCCTTTATTTCCTGTTCAATACGCTTGAACGCCTCGTCTTCGTCCAACACTGGGGACCCCGTTTGAACATTGGAATGATTATGCGCACGGATTGTCCAGCGTATCATATCGACTCGTGTATCAAACGTAGGGGGGTCCTTTTCTAAGAACTGCTTGTAATGAACACCGCACGACGGACACGGTAGAATGTTACCAAGCGATTCATAAAACCTACGATAGTTCTTCTTGTCTAGTTCGCTGAGTGTATCGGGTGCAGAGTCCGCAATCACGTGAATGACATACCACGTATCTGGTCCCCAAAGTCGAGTACCCATCTAAGTTTTAACTTCTTATTTCAAGTTACAGAAAGGATGACACACAACAGACGATGGCCGGAATACCCACCAGGATTACCGATACCACCTCCTGAAAATATACCACATGTGATACGCGATCCCTTCCCGAGCCTGCCTGTGTTCGAAGACGTAGATATTTCGTCAGAAATAATCAAGCATGCCACCACAGCACCCACCACAGCACCTGCTGCAGCGCCCGCTACGACTACCCCCCCGTTTGTGCCAACATCCCACCGTAATGAAATCCCGAATACACGGTGGGTAGACCTTGGGGTACCAATGATACCCCGGAGTGGATTATACAAGAAAAAGAAGAAAACGCCGCTTTTATCGTGTGGGATTATCTGTTTTTATGAGGATGGTTCGCGTCGAGAAAAAAATGCAAAGGTTCTCCTCGTTAGACGGAAGGACAGCATGTCGTACGTGGAGTTTGTTCGTGGAAAGTACAAGCCAAGTGACCCGCTCTATATTCGGTCGCTAATACGAGGAATGACCAAGAAAGAACACGACACTATCTTGAAACACTCGTTTTACGACATCTGGTCAACGATGTGGGCAACGCGCAATATCAGGCATCATCGGCAAGAATACGAGAAGAGCAAGCGGCGTTTTGAAGAATGTATCCAGACCGTTCGTGAGTATATCGGGACACTCACTCATACAAATACAGAGCCGGAATGGACATTTCCCAAGGGCCGGCCGCACAAAGGTGAGCGTGATATTGATTGCGCACTGAGAGAGTTCGAAGAAGAAACCGGAATCCCCAAGTCAAGGCTCCAGATACTATCACCAATGCCACTGAAAGAAGTATACACCGGTTCCAACGGTATCATATACGAGACACACTTGTATATTGCTACGACGGACGAGTCTTCTCCGATAGTAGACCCTTCAAATCTATCACAGATTTCGGAAGTGAGCGGTGTGGAATGGATCCCACAAGAAAACATACTGGAAAAGATGCGGTCATCGTATTTATCAAAGGAGGTTATCCTGCGCGAGGCAATCAATCATTTTTTGATACGAACCTGATAGATGGAAACGGGGTCTGTATATTACATTCCACGTGTCACAAATACAGGAAAGATTGACAGGGGGGTCGTTTTAGAATACGGTCCCGAGCCACCGGATGGCCCGGGTGGAGAAATTGTTGGAACGGTATGGCTTGACCTATCCAGGAAGGCCGCGGCTAGAGCAAACTTTACAAAGACCGGTCCAGCGCGTGGTGTGAAAGTACGTCAGAGTGCGTTTGAACCAGACCCAGCAAATCCCGATGAACCGTTTCTAAACAAATCCCTTTCGGTGTTTCTTGGAACAAGCCGGAAGCATTCGGATATCGCAAGGGCGATAAAACGACCCAAGCAGATTTATCCGCATATCCTTCGTGGATTACGGGGGGCGGACCGCGTAACCGGTGTACCATTCCGGAAGATTGTTGGTGTGATTAAAAATATGAAAAAAAGGGGGTTGAAAAAACAAGAGGAGCGCGATACGCTTTCTCGCCTTCACCAGGTTCGCAGGCAGATTTTGTGGATTGTGCTTTTGGAACGAATCAGCAACATAGTGGATGACAGGCTGACAAAGCGGATACGCGCAGAATCAAACTCCTCGGAAATTACACAACTTGAGAGATACGAAGATGCTATCCGCAAGACACTTCTAACTACTTCAAACATCCGGCGTCTGATGCGCAGGGGCGAATACGATGCGTCAACAAACCGCATACGCGACAAGCCGGTGGATGCAGGCCCCCCGCCCACGCCCTTGCGACGCAGAGTACCCGAACCACCAAGGAGAAGACGGCCACCGGTTCCGAAGAGACGCGTGACATTTGTAGACGATATAGATATACCCGTTGTAGGAGCCAGTCCAGAAGAAGAAACTGTGGAAGACGGGGAAGCATTATTTGCAGATATATCACCGCAGCGCACACCTGCGGCATCACCCGAAAAGTCACCCGAAAAGTCACCCGACACACCCGCGGCATCACCCGACACACCCGCGGCATCACCCGCGGCATCACCCGACACACCCGCGGCATCACCCGACACACCCGCGGCATC